ACGATGTGCCAGGGCAGCCCAGAGCGCTCGATGGCCACCAGATCGGCTTGGCTGGGCACCGGCGGGGTGATCGGGTGGCTGTGGACCACCGCCAAGATCTCGCCCGCGTCTTCGGCTGCAGCAAAGTCGAGCGGATCCAGGATGAACTGATCGGTGCCGGTGGCCAGGTTGCTGCACGGCCAGTAGTGCCGGCGGCCCTTGACGACCACCAGCAGGCCGCAGGCTTCGCGGGGATCCTCCGCCTTGGCGTGCTCTAGTGCAGCGTCGCGCCAGGTCATGAGAAGTAGGTCCCGATGCCGGGGAAGCTGGAAAACGGCAGCTCAGCGGTCTGCCCGAACCGTGCTTTGCAGCTGCTCAGCCGCTTGCCACAAACGTCCAGACCGGCTGATGCCACCGGCTGGTCGTTCTCGTTGAAGTAGCTCACGCCGGTGTAGCCGCACTCGCCGGAGCGGTAGACCCACTGGCAGATGTTGCTCACGCACTGGCGCTTAGGTGCGCGCACGCCCGCCAGGTCAAAGGCGGCCGCCAGCTCAAACTCCACCACGTCGCGGGTTTCAGAACTTTTGCGGTCGATGTAATAGACCTCGCGCGGGAACTCAGCGGTCGGGTCCGGTGCGCCGTAGGGGTTCACGCCACCGGGGAAGTTCACCGCGTCCAGATACCTGGCCAGCGTGCGGATGCGCGTCACCTTGGCGCCGGTGAGATCGTTGCCGGCCGTGGTGTCGTTCACCACCAGCAGCGCCATGGTGATGGTGCCCATGATGTTGCTGACGCGCAGCTTCGGCCGCGGCAGCTGGCCGTTGCCGGTGTACTCAAAGCCGTCGCACTCGATGGGCATCCTGTCGTAGGCGTTGCCGTTCCACGTCACCCGGCCATTGGCGCTGGCGTTGCTGCCGGCGTGGAAGCGGTAGGTGTAGCTGATCCCATGCAGCGCCAGCACCGTCTGGATCTCGAACAGCTCGATGATCGCGCTGGGAGCGATGCCTTGAAGCTCTGAGACGGGGACAGCCATTAGGGCTCAAACACCTCGCGGAAGGTGGCTTGGATCTGGTTGTTGTTGCAGTTGCTGAGCGTGGCCTGCCACTCCTCGCAGACATACTTGCCAGCGGTGCCGCGGGGAGGGGTCCAGTCGAAGCTCTCGACGCCGCCGCGCGCCTCAAGGAAGGCCAGGATGTTGTCGCGCTCGGTGTCGTCCCGGTTGGCGAAGGTCAGGCTCCACTCCTTCGGGTCGGTGTGGAGGCCGAAGCGGATGCGCTGCTCGTAGCCATCGCCCGCCTGGAACTTGCGCACGCGAGGCTTGCTGGCCTCGGTCGCCTCAAAGCTCGGGGTGTAGGTGAAGGTCGCCATGGTTACGCCGCCATCAGGCCGCCAGGCCGCTTCTGCTTGATCAATTCTGCCTGCACAGCCTGCGCCACCACGCGCGCCAGCTGCTCGCCGCGGCCGCCGTCGCCCTGCACGCTGGTGCCCTTGGCGTCGACGTTCACGGTCACGCTGGTGCCGCCGCCCCCGGCCACGCCCAGCTTGCCGTCAGCGCCCCGCTTGAGGGGGATGATCGCTTCGGGTCCGGCCTCCCCCATCAGCCCGAGGCGGCCGGCGCCACCGTTGGCGAAGGGGAAGATGGTAGGGCGGTTGACCACGCCGCCCATGGCAAACGCCTGCAGGCCGCTGGCGTCGAAGGCTGCGCCGTTGCCGAAGATGCCGCCGGAGAACAGCTTGCCCTTGGACAGCAGGCCAGCGCCGCTGGGGAAGCTGGCGCCGATGCCACCGCCGGGGATCAGGCTCTGGATCGCCTGCAGGATCGGCGCGATGATCAGCAGCCGGGTGACCATCCGGGTCATCTCCTCAACGACCGACAGCGCAAACTGCCGGAAGCTGAAGGTGCCGGTGGTGGTCAGCGAGACAATGGCGTCCTCCAGCCCCTTGAAGGCGTTCTGCGTGATGCTGCTGATGCCTTCACCCAGCGTGCCGATGCTCTCCAGATAGCCGCTGATGCCATCGCGGAAGCCAGCCATGGCGGTGTTGGCCGCCTCGGCTGCCGAGCCCCATGTCTGCATCTTCAGCGCCGCCTCGTAGGCCGCATCGCCCAGCTCCTTGTAGGCGTCTTTTAGCGCCTTCTGCTCCTCCACCTCCAGCTTCTGCAGGTCCACGTTGCGCTTGCGCTGGATGTTGGCCTGCTGCTCAACGCTCAGCGCCCGCGACAGTTCGGCAGATGCTGCGGCCTGGACGGCGCGCCGCTTCTCCTCGTACTCGAGCTGGATCTTCCTGATCGGGTCGGCCTCGCGCAGGATCGCCAGCTCGGCGCGCGACTGCGCCAATGCGTCCTTGGAGGCCAGCAGCGCCTCACGCGCCTGCTTCGCCTTGTCAGATGCCGCCTTGCCGCCATCCTTGCCGCTGAGGCCGCTGATGTCAGGCGTGAGGCCGCCGTTGACGTTGATCTCAGGCAGGCCGCGGCCGTCGTTGAAGGCGCCCTGGATGCCGACGCTGATGCGCTTGGTGATGTCGTCGATCAGCTTGCTGATACCCACGCCCAGCGCACCGGCCGCCAAGCCGCCGCCAACAACGCCGCCGATGATGGCCGATGCCGGGGTCTTGCCAGACTTGACGCCAGCGATCAGGCCGACCACGGCAGCGCGCGCGGTCTCAATCGCCAGCATGGCGCGCTCCAGCGATACCAGTGTGCGCATCACGCCCACCACACCGCGCAGCGCATTGGCGAAGGTGGTGATGTTGGTGGCGACAAACACGCCGGCCGTCACGCCGCCGAGCACCACCATGGCCTTGGTGAGGTTGGCCACCACCTGCTGCAGGCCAGCGATGCCGCCGATGCTCTTGTAGATCTCGGCGATGAACTTGCCGAACAGCTGCACACCCTTCACGACAGCATCGAGCAGCAGGTTCATGACCGGCAGCAGTGCCGAGCCAACCTGAACCGTCAAAACCGTCATCTGTGCCTTCATCAGACCGAGACGGTCGTTGAACGCATCAGCTTGGTTGGCGAAGTTGCTGCCGATGCCCAGCCCGAACTTCTGGATCTCTTGACTGCCGAGGTTCAGGATCGGGATCAGCTCAGCACCAGCCTTGCCGAACAGCTTGATCGCCAGCGCCGCCTTCTCGGGACCATCGCGCATCTGCGCAAACTTGTCCGCCACATCGAGGAACACCTGGTCAGCGTTGCGCAGCTGGCCAGCCCCATCCTTGATGGCCACGCCCACCGTCTTGAACGCTGCTGCGGTGGCCTCGGTGCCGGTGGTTGCCGCCACCATGTTCTTGTTGAGAAAGTTCAGACCCTTTGCCACGCCCTCCAGGCTGCTGCCCGACAGCTCGGCGGCCACCTTGAACTGCCCCAAGGTCTCGACGCTGACGCCGGTGCGCTGCGACAGGTCACGCATGTTGTCCGCCAGGTCCACAGCGCCCTTGATGGCCGCTGCAAAACCGCCCACGGCCAGCGCGGCGCCAAGGCCGCGGAACGCCATGCCAAGGCCGCTGACGGCCATCGAGGCGTTCTTCACCTGCCCCTGCAGCCCCTGCATGGAGTTGCCGAGCCGGCGGATGTTGTTTTCGCCCTGAACATCCGCCTTGATGCGGAGCATGGCGTCCATGTTCATCGCCATGTCAGTCGCTCCGCCCGTTGAGTGCTGCCATGGCTGCGGCCTCCATCACCTGCAGGTCCTCAAACATGGAGCGCTGATCCTCCACCTCATACAGTCTAAGGAGCCACGCCACGGCGCCATAGTCGAGGCCGAGCACGCCATTCATCGTGGTGCGCCATTGCGTCTGCGCTCGCAGGAATAGCCCCACCACCGGCCAGTTTTCCTCCCACACCTCAAAGTCGTCCTCTGCCTTCTGCTCCGGCAGCGCCACACCGAGCGCTGCTGCATCGTCTTGACTGTCGTCCTTGATGCCGCCGCCAGCCCAGTGCTCAGCGGCCTCGATCAGTTTTTTCGCTTGGCTCCCTGCAGGCTGGTGAAGTAGGCCATCACCACCGAGGTGGCGAGCAGCGGCACATCCAGCATCTGCTCCAGCGCCTTCTGGCTGAACGGCACCTCCTTGCCCTGGTCGTCGCTGACGCCAGACCAGCCGACGAGCACCTCCGCAGCAATCGCTGCATCGGTCACATCGCCGGCCTCGATCTGCTGGCCGATTTCCCTGATGCGGCTCTGCGGAAGGCGCTTGAACTCACCGTCGAAAGTCTGACGCTCGTGGCGGCCACCATCGACGGGGATGTCGAAAGTGACCGGCCAGCTGTAGGTGTCGGACTGCTTGAGGACAAACGCCATGCAGGAGGCTCCTAGATCAGGTGAAGGCCAGCGCCAGTTCGTCGTTGCCCGCGCTGGTCGGAATGGCCAGGTAGGGCAGGTTCAGCATCTGGATCCCGTCCTGGTCAGAGTAGGTCGGGCTGCCGATGTCGGACTGAGCGGTGGTGAACGTCACGATGTTGCCAGCTGTGGATCCGTGCTGGAAGGTGATGCTGCCAGTGCTGGAACCGTTGGCAATCGTGAAGAAGTCCTTGGTGGCGATGCTGGGCGCCTCGATCACCACGGTGCCGCTGGGGGCGCGGTTGGTGATCAGCACTTCCTTGGTGCAGCCCACCAGCTCGCGGTAGACGATCTCGTTCGCCAGATCGAGGTTCAGGGACTGCAGGCAGCCGCTGTAGCTGAAGATCGAGAAGTTGCTGGTGTTGCCGTTCTTGAAGATCAGCGGCGCAGCCTGGTTGGCATAGGTGGGGCTGGGCAGCGCCTCATCGGTTGGGGCGTTGTAGATCCCGGTCATCGTGAAGGTGATGAAGGGGATGGCGCCCACCTCCGCGCTGACGCTCCAGGTGCCACGGCAGCCGGTCACCTTGTGGCGGATGCCGTCGTTGTGGAAGTAGATGGTGCAGCTGCTGAAGCTGGCGCTCACCGGCGCGTAGGTCACGCTGGTGGTGGCCACCACGGTCTCGGAAAGGCCGCAGGCTTTCAGCACCGGACCGTAGGCCGGGGCGGTGCCAGCCGTGCCGGAACCGGCCAGCTCAACCTCAAAGGTCACCTCGACGCGGGTCTGCGCCAGCAGCTGGTCGCTCACACCGAGGTAGGGGCGGATCAGATCGCGGCTGACCGTTTCGGCCTGCAGCGGGGTGATCTCGAGATTGCGCACCAGGATGGCATTGGCCGCGCCCGTGGGGGTGGGGTCGGTGCCGTAGGTGGCTTCAGACTTTGCCAGGATCAGGCGTTTGCGGCTCAGGAGCGGCATTGCTCGTTACCTCTTGTTGGGGTTCGGAGAAGGTGGCCGGCTCGGTGCGCTCGATGAGCTTTCGCTTGCCGGTTTTGGGATCCAGGAGGTAAGTCCCGCCCTGGCCTTGATACTCGTCCATCGTAGCCATCATCCGGTTGCCAGATTAGAAACGTTGGTGCGGTATCGGATCAGGTAGTCGCAGCTGATCACTCCAGCTGGCTGATCCGCTTCCACCAGCTCAAAGGTTACGGCCTGCGGCTGGATGTCGATTGCCCGGCCGCCCAGCGTCAGATCCGCCATCAGCCTGCTGTGCAGATCCTCCACAATCGGGTCGGCCTGCTGGTCTGGAACGGGTCCGCGCACGATCACGCTGACCCGCACCGTCAGGCTCCAGTCCAGCGTGGGGAGGCTGGTGTTCTGTGCCGCCTGATCCTGCAGCGGCTCGATCACGATGGCCGGGCTCTCTGCCCGTGACATCGGCTCGACCCGGCTGCGGTAGATGCGCGCGCTCACGCCAGTGGTGCCAGTCAGCGCTGTGCGGACTGCAGCCAGGATGGTCTCGCGCTTGGTCGTCATGGTTTCAGATTAACCGCGCAGCAATAGGCAAGCACGAAGGATGGCGTGAATTTGCGTGAGCTAGACAATCGCCCACCCGCAGCCAGAGGTGACCGTCACCGTCACACCGGCCGAAATTGTGATCGGTCCTGCGCTGACGCCGTTCTGGCCGGCGGTGAAGGTGTAGCTGCTGCTGATGGTCTGGTTGTTCAGCTGGATGCACCCGTTGGCAGCATTGGAAGCGCCATCGGTGATGCCGTAGCCGCTCAGCGTGGTCGGCTTGCTGGCGATGTTGGCGAAGGTGTAGCCGGTGCAGTTGGTGAGCGTGCCGGATGTGGGCGTGCCCAGCAGTGGGGTCACCAGCGTCGGGCTGGTGCTGAGCACGTTGCTGCCCGAGCCGGTGCTGGTGGTGACGCCCGTGCCGCCGTTGGCGACCGCCAGTGTGCCCGCCAGTGTGATCGCGCCGGTGGTGCCGGTGCTCGGGGTCAGGCCGGTGGTGCCCGCGCTGAAGGAGGTCACGCCACCAGCAGCACCGTTGCTGGCTGCCGTGATGCGCCCCTGCGCATCCACCGTGATGTTGGTGTTGGTGTAGCTGCCGGGCGTCACGGCCGTGTTTGCCAGGCTGACGGTGCCGGTCGTTGTGATCGGTCCACCCGTCAGGCCGGTGCCTGTCGCAACGCTGGTGACCGTGCCGCTGCCGCCCGCACCGATCTCCACGATGGAGGCGGTGCCGTTGTCCTTCTTGGTGTAGAGCTTGC